GAATGTTGGGCCGGTCGCCGTATCGGGTACGCAATCCGTCTCGCCCGCTGTCTCCACCAACTACACTCTCAAGGTCATCGGCGCAGACGGGTCATCCCAGACCGCGAATGCGACTGTCACCGTCACCGGCACTCCAGCCGCGCCGCCTGTGCCCGATCCGTTGTACACGCCACCGGGAAGTGTGTCACAGTTGCAGCTTGATATCATGTCGGACGTGGTTGCAACAAAGGGCGCGTTGTCGGCTGTGGCAGCGCAAGCACGCAGCGAATACGAGGCGCTGTCCGAGGCCGCAAGGGGAAGGTTCCATCAATTTTTGAACGACATCGAGACGCGATTCTCGGTTTCGCTGGCGGCTACCCACACGCTTTTCGGGGCGAAGAAATAGGAGCATTGTAGCATTGCAGAGTGATACCTCTGCATTCAGCGATCCGCAGGTGGACACAACAGCGTGGTGGGATATAGCAGCATCAGCCGGGTCATTCCCGCAGCGTGCCATCTCGCCGACAAGCCACCGACACGGATTGCTGAATAGAGAGGTATTGCACATGCACACAGAGGGCCGTACCCGTACCCACTGCTGGTTTCAGGTGAGGATGGTAGACGCCGGTGACCGCTTGTTTCTTGTTGGTCTACGAGAGGATGGCAAGCGATTTGGGGTGAAACTTGATCCAGCAGGATTCGACGTAACTAAAACCGCCGCTCAGTGGTTTGATATTGCGCTTCTCTCTCTAGATCACTTTCTCGTTTGGGAGAATGACGACACGGAAACGGATACTGGTGGATCGGGTTTTACGCTTGATGATGAAGCTACGTTGTTTGCGAATGACCCTTGGCGGGAGCAAGACGTGGAGTGGTACTTGGCACGTTCTCCCTTCAAACAAAAGGTGGGGGTGTCATCATCTCAGTTGGCTGAATAGAGAGGTATCAATTGCCCGTTTCAATGTCCGATATTTCCCGCGTCACCATTGACTACATGTTCCGCGACCGTGCTCGCGTAAAGTCGATGCTCCTTTGCGCTGATGATCAATCGGCGTTCGATATGCTGGTCAAGGAATGTGAGTCACACGGCATGGACGCGGCGGAACTGATGGAAGAAGCGTTGAAAGAACAGAGCCAAAAGCGCCAAGCGTTCTTGGGCAAGGGCGCTGTATCTGGTGGAGCGGCGATCAGAGTTCCTTTCACTTACAAGGAGAACAATTGTCGGTAGTCGGCATAGTCGCTCTTTCTCTTCTCGTCGGTGCGTTCCTCATCGCCATCATTGGGCTCTCCGTGTGGCTGGTTTACCTCATCCTCCGTCTACGCGAAGGCGTGTCCGCGTTCAACTCGGCGTGCAAATCCTTCACCGACGAAACCGGCAACCTCCTTACCCTGCACCGCAGCGAACTACGCTCTGCACATGCCAACCTCGACCAGTCCATCACTAACCGTCTCTCCGACTGGGACGACTCCGTCACTAAATTCGGAATTGTATTAGAATCGCATCGTACCGAGATCAATCACGCGATAGGTAAGATAAATGGCGAAGAACTCAGCAAAGCAGTCAAACTCTTCACCACGCTCGTCCAAGAGCAACGGGCAAGTGCAACCAGAATCGAACGGGCGGCCTCCGCAATCGGAAACTTCACCAGACAGTGGCTGGAGCAATCCGCTCTCGGAGAAGACCTCCAGCCCGTCACCGAAGGAGTCGATCTCTCCACTGGATACGCCGTCACCGAACCCGGAGAATCCCCTTTTGTCTCTCGTTCCCGCACCGCAGCCGACGACGCCGCAGTCCTTGCTGACGAGTCGGCAGAGGTTACCCAAACCCTCGAACCGTGACCGGATCATCTGGCGTCTCGAAAAGTCAGGCGTATCCGCCGACGAGATCACTCAACGCCTCCGCCTCACCGACGACGAATACCAGCTTGCCCGACTCCGAATGCTGGCCTACACCGCGTCCATCAGTAATGACGTAGTGGCATTGGCAAACAATGAGGAGTTGTTAGCGGTGGCACGCGGCGGGGGGGTAAGGGAAGCTATCAATGGTGCACTCAAAGCCGACCGCATACTGGTGTCCTCTCAGGGTGTAGTGCTCAACCCCACGACCAATGAACCCATCACGGAACCCGACCATGCGATGCGACTGGAAGGCGTGCGGACATACAGCCGCCTGCTCAAAGACAACACTCCCACTGGTCCGGCTGTCCAGGTCAATACCGCGATCAACAACTCCAACTCCCAGGTTAACGTGATTGGCGGGGGACGGAGTTTTGAAGCCAGACGACGAGCCGCAGCGGAGCGCCGAGGGGCAGCACCAGTAGCAGAAGCTGAAGAAGTGGATGAAGACGAAACAGAAGACGCGCTGGATGGCGAGGTGATGCTGGACGACCCGGATGATGTAGGCGAAGACGATCCCGACGACGAAGAAGATTAACCATGTTTGTCCCGCGTAAAGACACCACGCTTAACGACGCTATCGAAGCCCTTGACGAACTCCTCATCAACGAGGCGGGCGGGGACATTTCCGTGGCATGGGAACTGATCGACTCCCGGCCTGACTATTCTCGGTTCATCGACGACCAGATCGACAAGGTAACCTTCGACCGCAGATATTTTCTGGAAAACTACTTCATCATCCGCGACGAACACGGCAATGCCCAGTCCATGTTTCCGCTCTGGCAGCACCAGGAAGAAATCCTAGAAGTCGTCGAACGCAAGATGTCCGAGGATGGGTGCTACCGGATCATCATCCTCAAGCCTCGTCAAATGGGCGGCACAGCGTTCTCGGGGGCAGTCATATTCCACGCCACGATATTCAGCGAACGCGCCTACACCCTAATGATGGCACAGTCGCGCAAGACCACAGCCGAGCTATACCGACGAATCTGGAACGCCTACAACGATCTCCCATTCTGGATGCGCCCAGAGATGGAGTCCAAAGTCCAAGAAGACCGTTTCGTGTTTCAACGCGCCGATGTCAAGAAGCGCATGACCGACCCCGGATTGAACTCTACGCTCGTCATCGCCAACTCCCAAGAGCAAGCCGGAGTCGCCATCGGCCAAACCTTATCGAGAGCACATTTCAGCGAGACCTCGCGCTGGCCCGACGACGATCTCTGGACCGCCGATATCGAACCCTCCATGAATGCCCGCGATATGCAGGCGATCATGGAATCCACCGCGTATGGTCGGAGGGGGATTTTTTACAACAAATGGATCGCCGCTGAAAAAGGTGACGACGACGAATGGACGCCGGTGTTTGTGCCGGTATACAGAGTGCGAAAATATTTCCTTCCCGTCCGCAAGGGCAGCGGGTTTACTCTCACCGATGATGAACGTGCATTCCGAAACAAGATCGCCAGCGCTGGTGACATGTTAGGGCAGTTTTCGATACCACTGGGATTTTTCAACTGGCAACGTCGCAAGATCAAAGCCTACATCAACAACGCTCGCTCCATTGAGGGATTGTATAAGTATCAGGAGTCCTTCCCGTCCACTCCCGGCGAGGCATTTATCAGTTCGGGATTGTGTGCGTTTCCACGTCGCTGTCTTGCCGAACAGGACAAACTCAACTGCCGCGACCCATTCCAGATCGGCGAAGTCGAGTATGCTGGGCCGGAACTCCCGCCGAGACTTAACTTGCACACGCCGCTGCCGGAAGAGCTACTGGAGAAACCTGAGCACGAAAACCGATTCTGGATGTGGGAGGAGCCGGATACTCTCAACACCGCGACGGAATACTACATCGCGGCAGACGCGGCCTCCGGCACGGCGAAGGACTTTTCGAGTTGCGATGTATACCGATTAGGGTTTGGTAGGGAATCATGGGTGCAAGTGGCCAACTGGCACGGCAAGATCAACCCGTCTCACTTCGCCAAGATCATTGCGGCGCTCGGATACTGGTATCACACAGCGGAAGTCGCGGTTGAGTACCAAGGGCCGGGTGTGACCACCGGCGACGAGTTGAAAGGCCCACTGGACTACCCGAATCTCTATCGCTGGAAGCACATGGACAAGATCAGTGGCCAAGCCACACTGCATCTGCACTGGATGACCACGTACCGTACCCGTGAAGACATGATCACGCGTACGTCCGAGGCGATGCTCGATGACACGATCAAGATTAGGAATCGACATACCATCGCCGAGATGCGGGATTTTGGACGCTACGAAGGTGAAGGTCGAGCGGAAGGAATCTCGAACGCTGATGACTATGTATTCTCGACGATGATCGCCATCGCCGCTTCCCATCAGGCGGGCAAAGGCGGCGCGAATTGGGCGGAGGAGGGTATGGGTGTACGCAGCGACCGGGCCACTATGATGCCACAGGCTCCTACCGTGTGGGGGCTCTACGACCAGTACTCCCGGCTTATCGAGCAGCGCCCGACTGAGGATGAGTGCAAAAAGTTGATGGCAAGTCTGGAAGAAAAGCATAAAATCAAGCTACCGTGGACGGTGCGCGGGATTCCGGTCACAAAAGCCAACACGATATGGTCGCCGATATTCGACGGCACCGGCCAAACTCCCGAGTCAGAACTCTATCGCTTCCACGGCGTAGAACCAAAGCAAATGAATCCAGACCTCGTACAAGCGTACCAAGAACTTCATCGACAGGGACACCCGCTACAGGCCGTAGTCGATGATGGGAGCGGAGACGAATTTTGATTATGTTTGAGCGATTCCTAGGATGGCGGCTGGATCGGGATAGAAATCGGTTCAACCTGTGTGGCGTTTGTTATCATCGGCCTTGTGAGCAGCGGTACTTATGGAAATCAACTTGGCTAGGTAGGCGTGTCCCCTTGTGGCTTGCGGCGCTTATTCCATTGATGATGCTGCGAAGATGGATTCCAATAATCGATGACGGAAGCGGAGACGATTACTGATGGCGACCAATCTAGTAGCCCCGCTCGATCAAGCGCACGCACAACTCTACTGCGGGATTTGTGCCGCCAACGGCAACCCC